TCCAACCCCATTGCGTAACAAGATTCCACGCAAGAAGGGTGTAGGTACTTCACACCGTATCAAGGTAATCTCAGGTTACACAGGTACAGGTACAGGTGGCGTTGGTAACACATGGCCGGGCATCACCGATGCAACCACAACCGCTTTCGGTTCAGTCAACTACTTGCGTGGACCAAAAATCTCTTACGCAGGTTACGACAAGGCTGTTAACTACAAGCAGTTCTCGCTATCCGATGCTGTTCCATTCTCGGCACAGTTCCAAGGTCAGGGCTACCAAGATATCCGTCAGTTGTCACAGACAAGCACACTTTACGCATCCATGCTTATGGAAGAACGTATGTTGCTTATGTCACGCGGAACTGATACAGGTTTCTCGGGCGCACTATCTGCACCTACTTTTGCGCTAACTTCACCAGTTGCCGTAACAGGTCAGACTGCACTTGCAGCAACTACCTACTATGTAAACGTAACCGCAGATGCAGGCGCATTCGGTGAGTCAATCCTTGGAACCGAAGCAAGCACCGCTGTTGCTTCAGGTGACGTACTTCAGATTGATATCACTCCTGTTGCTGGCGCACTTGGCTACAACATCTACGTTGGTACTACTACTGGTGCTGCAAACCTAAAGTATCAGGGTCGTTCAACTGGAACAACTTGGGTTACTCAGGGTGCTGCATCTATCGTAACTGTTGGTAACACCGCACCTCTAACAACAACTGGTGCTGCTGCTACTCGCGCTGCTTCCGATACTTCTGCTTACGCAACTGGTTACGATGGCATCTTGCCTACCGTACTTGGCGCAGACAGCGGAAAGATTAACCGAATCAACTCAACATTCAGCACCAGCAATCCGGGTTCTGAATTCCAAGTTGTATTCAGCGCACTTTACGATGCTGTAAAGGCTGACCCAGACGAGGTATTGCTTAACGGTCTAGATCGCAAGCAACTATCCGATGCAATCAAGGGTGGCTCAACTGCTAACTACCGTCTAAACATCTCACAGGATGAAATCGGTGGCGTAGTTCTTGGTGACGTAGTTACTGGACTTCAGAACGAAGTTACAGGTAAGGGTGTCTCACTAACAGTTCACCCATGGTTGCCACAGGGCGTTGCACCTGTATTGTCATACACACTTCCAATCCCAGATACAAATGTGTCTGACGTTTGGGCTGTATTCAATACACAGGATTACATGGCTATTGAATGGCCTGTAACTCAGTTCGCATACGAAACCAGCACATACTGGAACGGCACATTCCAATGCCAAGCACCAGCATGGAACGGTGTTGTATCGGGAATCGTTTCTGCATAACGCATAGACAAGTCCGTGTGACCCCTGCCCACTAAATCAGGGTAGGGGTCACACTCTTTACGGAAGGTAAAGTAATGGCAAAGTATTTTGCAAGCGACAGACGCGCAGTAGAAGTAACTATCGAAGGCGCACGAACAGGCTCTACGCGAACACTTAGAGCAGATAAGAAGGGGTTTTATGAAGTTACTAATAGCAGCGATGCTAAAGCCCTTAAAGAATCTGGTTTTGTGGAAGCATCACTTATGGGTCCGAGTAGCGGAATCGGTGGTTTCTTGTGTGATAAATGCGGTTTCAACGGTTGGTTCAGGACTTGCGGTAAGTGCGGAACTACACAGGACGGTCCACAAGATGCTGGTCCCTGATCAAACTAAAGACATTAAACCTGAAAACATTTACGATGCTCACGTTTGTGAAGATTGCATTGTGGAAGATTGCGACTGTGAGGAATAAAAATGGCTAATGCCTATGGAAACACAACTAAAGTGTTCTCAACCCCGTATATTACAGTTGCCGAATACAAGCAAGCCCCAACTGCCATTGATTACAATAACCTTGTAGTTTCTTCTAGCGACCCCGATGTTCAAGATGCAGAGTTGGCTAATGTTATTGCTCGAGCATCATCTTGGATGGACACTCATTGCAATCAGGTACTTGCGGCAACAGTAGAAACTGAGCAACAAAGGGCTAGGTTGCAACCTGACGGCTTTTTAACCATTCACCCAAGGTATAACCCTATTATTGCTGTAACAAGTCTGTCGTTTGGTATTTCGCCTACACAGATGGTGTCTTTCCCTGACCCTTCTGTTGGTTGGGTAGAAGATCAACAATTTATTATGCCTTATACCGCGGCAAACATTTCATATTCTAGTCAAGGACCCTTGCAATTTGGTATGCCAGCAATTCCTCGCGCGCGAGTGTTCTGTCAATACACCTATGTTAATGGATACACCAACACAATTCTTGCGGCTAGTGCAAGCGCAGCGGCAACAAGCATTATTGTTAAAAGCGGTACAGGAATTGTTGCTGGCATAAGTCTGACAATTTATGACGGAAAAGAAACTGAAGTAATAACAGTTGCATCTAATTATGTATTTGGTTCAACAACTGTACCTTTAGTTGCCCCACTTGCCTACGCTCACGCTGTTGGAGATGCCGTTTCAGCCTTACCGCCAGCCGTAAAACAAGCCGCCATTTTAGCCACAACAGCCTTTTTAAAAGTTCGTGGCGACTATTCCTTAACAATGCAGGTTACAAACTCAGCAGGACAAATTTCAGATAACACCGATAGCGGAAATTATGACCTTTCATTAGCAAAAGATTTGTTAAAGCCATATCGTAGGATTCGTTAAATGTCCAGAGCGCAAGTACGGTCACAACTTTACACATTCCTTACTTCGTCAACGCTTACAGATGTTAACCAAGTGTTTACCTCTTTTCCAAAACAAATCAACTTTCAAAAGAACGCTACCGCTGGACAGAAGTCTAGGGCTGCTGCCGTTATCTTTATTGAAAGCGAAAATGAAAATCGCATTGCTTTAGGTGGTGCAACTTCTGGAAAGAAGCGCATAGATTACGGCGTAGTTGTGCAGGTGTTTCACCACTCGTCACAACAAAATGCTGAAGATGCTATGGATGATTTTGATTTAACCATAGATGCTATTAAAGATAAACTGCGTTCAGATCACAGGTTTGGTAATCCCAATGGTGATTTAATTTGGCAAGGTGCAGAGCCAATTATCTTTGTTGATTACGCAGAGCCTTCTACAAGTGACCGAGGTGTTACTGAAACGTGGGCGGCTATTAGATTTCAGGTTACACAGATTTATACTGCGTAGCCTGTTTGGTGCAGGGCTAGGATGCCTTCCCCTAGCCTTGCACCGCTTTAAAGATAGGATAATTAAATGGACGTAAAGGTTAACGTAAAAGATGCTCTTAAAGGTCTTGACGTTAAAAATTTAAATGTTTTAACTGCCGTTGAATTTGCAACACAGCAAACGGGTTTAGATGCTGTAACAGTTATGAAAAGTTTAATTACAGGTGGACATAAAATGGGAACTCCTACACCATCCAAACCTAATAGCCCACCTACAAACGTCACAGGCAATCTTCGTAGGTCTATTTCATCTAGCACAAAAAGGGGCTTTGGATTGTCCTACATTGCTACGGTTGGTCCAGCAATGATCTATTCAAGGGCTTTGGAATTAGGCATGGGCAACAACAATACTAAGTACCCTTTTGTCTTGCCTACTGCTAAAATAATGTTAACAACGGGTCGCGCTCGCGCTACTTATGTTAACGCGCTACGATATGCTTTGAGCAAATAGGAGTTACTTTGGCTAAGTTTCGAGCCGACATTGACGAAGTTCGGGCATACCCGTCCTTAGGCATTGTTGTCAATCCCAATGATGTTGTAGATTTACCAGCAGATACAATCGCTGCTGGATTAACACTTATCAAAGATTCCGCAAAAGAAAATAAAAATGCTGCTCCAGCAGCCGTAGAAGAAAGCGAGTAAAGCAATGGCTTTACCAAAGTATAAATCCTTTCTGGGCATTGCCAAAGAAACATCTCGTTCTGCTGGTGTTGCCCCTACTCCTGTTGCTGCTACGGATTTTATTCCCGTAAAAGACATTACGCCTTTTGACAACATTAAGTATTTAACCGATGAAGGCTGGCGCGGTTCTATGGTTAATGATTATGGCGAAGTTCAGGGTGTTACCTATTCCGAATTTACCATTGGTGGCGATGTATTTGCTGACACCATTGGCTACCCTATTGCTGGCGTTTTAGGTGATTACGCTGTTACAGGCGCATCTGCACCATACGTTCACACTATGGCTGTTAAGAACTCTGGTAATGGTCAGGCAACTTCCTACACGCTAACCGACTACAACTCCTACAATGCCCGTCAATTTGCTGGCGCACAGTTCGGCACACTTGACTTTAAATTCTCCGCAGACGGTCTTTTGGAATACACAGCAATGGCACAGGGATATGCTTCCGCTACTGCTGTTACTCCAACTGCATCTTTTAGTGCTATTGCTCCTACTCCAGTATGGGTCGGCACAACCAGCATCGGCGGTTCTTCTTCTCTAAAACTAACTGACGGTACGGTTAGCATTAAAAGAGAATTGACCCCAATTTTCTCGGTAGACGGCTCGCAAAACCCATACCAAATTTTCCAAGGCGCAGTAGGCGTTGAAGGCGACTTAACTCTAATCATGGAAGATGATACGGATTTAACTCGTTACCTAACAAACACTCAACCAACTTTAGCCTTAGATTTCTCACAAGGAACTGGTGCTGCACTTACTCAACTGTTGATCACAATGACTAAGTGCGCATTTACTGTTGCTAAGGTAGATCGCAGCAAGGATTATGTTGAATTAAAGGTCAACTACAAGGCTGTGGCTAACACAACCGATGTTGGCGCATCTGCTGGATACTCACCAGTTAAGATAACATTGAAGAACGCAAAATCAACTGCTGTTTACGGATAGCAACTAAGGAAGGCAAACAATGAGAACAGAAGTATATTCAGGTTGGGTTGAACTACGCGAACCTAATTTAGTGCCAGAAAGATT